ACCGAAGGATACAATACACAATGCATCACTTCAATATTATCCGTATACCCAGTTTCTAAATGCATCTTTCTAAGTTTTTGACTCTGATGCATTTCATTCATAATGAATACCTTATCATTTTCAACAATAGGGTATTTGTTCTCCATGGGTCTGACACCAGGAAAACTTCTTAATTCTTTTCTAATATAATTAGATACTTCAGCCGTCAGACTTGTCACTTTTTTTCATAAAATACTTTTGAATAACTTCAATTTGATCTTGATACTTCGCGATCATGTTTAGTTCTTCTTCGATTGCTTCTACAACATTTGAATGCTCACCAATACCAACAGGATTTGTAAGATAAACCTCAACATTGGCTTTATGTTTAGCGATATCTCCTTGTGCATGTGCTAGTAATGCTTTGAGTAGTTGTTCTCTCACAGTAGAATTGCTCCAATAATAAATCCTTTAGCAAAGGCAAGACATTTAATTTGATAGTCAGTTAGATTGAATTTCTTTTGAAATTTATCAATCATCTTCTTATCCCATTCTTTTACATGATATAAAGCATGTACGACGGGATTCATTTTTTCGTGATCTCCACAAGACATTTTAACCCTCCAGTAGTGTGCCATTTGATCTGCGAATTTCTCGTAGTTCCTCGAAATTCTTTTGTTTTGTACCTCCATCGTATGCCCATGCATACCCTTCGGTAATCATTTTTTCGTTGAGTGAAACTTCATCATCGCCAACGTATAACCAACCAAGAAGTCTACCATACTTACCCATGCCACCGACAAGTTCGGTTCTAATAGTAAGTTCTTCATCTCCTTCTAAGGTCTCTTCTAGATTTTTTTTCATCCAATTTGTAGCATCAATTCCGAGTGCCTTTTCTTCCAAGTCCCTCGTTCTTTTCTCAGGAGTATCAACTCCAGCTACACGTACCCGTTCTTTCTTTATAAGATCGAACCCTAAATCAATCGATACATCAATGGTATCACCATCAACTACTCTATCGATCGATACTACTCGGAAGTTGTAACAACTTTTCCTACTTGGTGGTACCATCGCTGCCATCACCCATCTCCGTATATGCTAACTTTAGTATATAGGCAATGTATAAGGACACGATTATAACAAGAATAAGTATCATCCAGACAACTCCCCAAACTACCATTTATTCTTCCTTAATACAATATTCTGCTGCGTGAGGATTATTAAATCCTTCTAAGTCTTCTCTTGCTTGTTTGATAGCGGTGAATGCGTCATCTGCATATTCACATATTTCATAATGCTGATTATGGTTATCGTGATAACCTACAGTATAATGGGACATGATAGTTTCAACTCCATTAAGGGTGTAGCAATCTGGTGAATGCACCGAACTCATAATTCGGCTAAGATGGGTTCGATCCCCATCACCCTTATATTTAGTTTGGATTGTGGTCTTTCATACCGCCATGGTTACCGTCTCCTGGCAATTTGCCGAAAGCAACATATTCGATTGCTTGCATAGAACCTTCAAGTCTAGTCAGATCTCTTTCTAACTTTACATATTCATCATATGCAGATTGAAGTTCTTGTTTTCTCTGAGACAACTGCATAGTACGTTTGGTAAAACGTTGAATCAGTTGTTCAGAAGATTCTGTAGGTTTCATTCCTTTCATGGATTTAAATCTTTTAATTTTTTCTCAACCCAGTGATCTGAGTTATCAATACCTGCTGCCTTTACATATCTCATGATATGATCATCAATCTGATGATAGATTGGATGTAAATCCAAATCCATATTAATATCATGTGCTATCTGTGCCACTTGTGCTTCAGATAAACAATGGTCTGGATGCAGCAAGTCACAGGTTGGAATCCTGTGTTCAATTAATTCATTGAGATTAAGTCTAATCTCATAGTCACGATAGACTGGCATTTTCAAACTCCTCAATAAGTTTCTCGTATTCTTTGAACATTCTATCACCTGCGATAAAGCATCGCTGACGTTTCCAAAGAGCATCCAATACTAATTTATACTCGTTTTTGGTTAGTGTTCTCATTTAATCATCTCCATTGCTTGTGATAGTTCTTGAGCATGTTTGATTTCATCATCTCTTATTCTAATGATGTCTTCGTCATTTGGATACCTTGTTAGGTATTCCTCATATGTATGAGCAGCGTGCCACTCTACTCTTTCATTTAGGTCATAAGCAGATACAGGAAATAACCCATAATAAACCACCATGATCCAATAGTAGATAAGGACGAGGTGCTTGGCGAAAGCACGGTCAATCCAATAAGCATTGCCACCCCTACTTTCCATATGTTCAAGATGTTCTGTTTCGTTAAGTGTTTGACCAAAATGTTCCTCCATTAGATAAATGTGATCTGGTCCTCGTAATCCCATTGATTCTCGAAAATGTAAGACACTCAAAAACGCAAAATAGGGTGCTCGAGCTATCTCCTCAAGCACCCAAAATCTTTGAAAGTCTCTACCACGATACAAGAAATCAATAATCGCTACTGTTACGGATAAAACAATAGTATTGAATGCTCTTAACATATTAATAGGTATATGTACTATCTATACACTTAATGTTCTCCTAACAAACCATCTATCATTCCACGACGATGTTCCCATGTTTGACCACTATCAGAACCTTTACATGGGTTGATACATCCTTTTTCTTTATCGTATCCGTAATCTTTTAATGTGTTGCAAACTAGACCTGCAAGATCATGAGGATCTCCTTCTTTACCTGTTGACCAATATAATTGACCACCTAACCATTTTGCACCACAAGTGGGACATGTAGCCGAAGATAATCCATCCATATGGAAGTTATTGTAGATAAGTTGTATTATATATTAGCAGTTCCAAGCTCGCAAGCTTTTATTAATCCTTGAATCGGGGTCACTAGCAGTCTTCTTAGATGTTAGTTTCTTTTTCATTCCTTTCATTCTTGCACAGAACGATGCCCTACGGGGGTTTCCAACCTTCTTGCTAGGTGCTTTAAGGTCAGATCCAGGATTTTCGCGTTCGTAACTTTTTCTGCCTTTTTCGTTAAGTCCTCCTGACTGGTTTTTTCCTGATTTTTTTGTCCACGCTGCTCCTTCTTCGACATTCTCAGTCTCCTCTTTCTTTACGCAACGGTTGTACTTTTTGCCGAATAAGGTTTGGGTTCCTTTCTTTTCATATCCTTTCCAACACTTCTGCCCTTCATCCATGAAGTTTTGGAAACTTTTCTTACCATCAAATTCTTCTTTTTTACTTTTATTTCCCCAATTTGCTGCACCAACTTTTCGGCATTTGACAAGTGCACCGCTTGCATAAGCACTTGGCCAAACTGAATAACGAGACTTGACCTTGTGATAACAAGCGTCTTTTTTGCCTTCTGTCTGGATTTCTGTAGATTCTGTTTTCACGTTGATTGCTTTTCCTTTTCTATCGGGATTAGGATCTTGTCTGTTTTTGCGACGGAAGGCAGCATCCTCTTCCTTTTTATTTAGGTTTCTCTTCATTTTAGAAGAGCCGCATTTTGGTTTAGTTGTTTGTCCTGGCTGTTTGGCACAGGGTTTTCCTGCATATTTACCACCGAGTTGCACCCAACCAGGCTTCCCATCAGAAGACTTACTCTTAGAAAACCAGTCGTGGAGAGAACTATCACCGCTTTTGTTTTTCTCGACAATTTCATTAGATTCTTTTTTCATAGCAAGTTTGGTAGCAGTTGCGTACTTGACATCCTTTCCACGATCTTTACCATATCTCTTATTGAAATCTCTGGTGCTCATGGAGTCAGCAATCTCATCACGTTTTTTAATTTGTGATTTAGTCATTTCTTCTGAATGAACTGTTGTCAAAGCTCTTGCTTTTTGTTTTGCTCTATCCATAATTGATGACCCTACCATTTTTAGTATAGCACGCTTTCCATAAGGATTGCTCTTACGTCCAAGAGGAACCTTTTTATCGGTCTTCATTGCAATTTCAGTAATGCTATTTTCCATAATGCATTGCAGGTTTGTTAGTTTTCTTAGATAATTTTCCACTTCTAACTTTTGTGCCAGAAGTTTCACCAAAACCAGATGGGTTCTTACCTGGTTTTGATTTACCTAGAGTCATAGACTTATCAGGTTTTTTCTTTTCAGTATCATGCAATCTTGCAGGTTTATCACCTTTCTTAGTGATTACTGATTCCTGACCATGCTTACGTCCTAAACGACGCATGACTTTACCAAAACGTCTCTTAGACATTCCTTTACCAGGACTCGTTTGGTATGAAACCTCACGACCTGTTCCTTCACCTGAGGAATATTTATATTCTCCGACCCCTTTTTTGTAACCGATGCCTTTTTTCTTTAGGTCTTTCTCAAGTGATTTTCTACTTGCACGATTTTTCTTTTCATCTGTGCCTCTGTCAGCAGAAATATTTCCAGTTGTCTGAGTCTTAGATTTTGTAAGCATCCTAGTGGTAGGATTACCTTCAACTAAGTCTATGAAATCTTTGTAGTACATAACTTTCAAATTGTCTTTTAGTGCTAACTTGTTAGCGGTTAAAGTCATGACATCTTTGTCACGCTTACCATAGAGTTTTTTAAATCTAGATCCACTTTGACGTTTCATACCACGGATAATTCTCTCCGCTTCTTGGTTAATAGGACCAAGTTCGGGAGCACCAAAACCTTTCGGTTTGGTATTCTTACCTCCGTAGTATTTCTTCGCCTCTTGCATTAGCCACCAACGACTTGAATTTCCTCTAGAACAATCGCGTTACCAGTAACAGCAACTTTGATTGCACGTTGTACAATTGCCTGATTACCTGAGGCATATGTGTAGTCTGCAGAAGCACTTGATGAATCTACATCTGTGGCGATTGTATTTCCTGTAACAGCAGTAATCTTTTTACCTGCAGTTCCTGCAGAAAGGAAGTTACTATCAATAGCAGGTGATGTGCCATTATCTACAACTGCAATAAAATCACCAGCTGAGAATGGATGTGCATCTCCTGTTGCATGTATATGATGACCTAAAATATAATCACCAGTAGAATCAGATACTCCTTTTACAATCTTTGCTTGACCAGGTTTACTACCCTTTAAAAGCAATGCTTCATCTTGAATCAATGTGATAGCAGGACCACCATTGAATGCTACAGTCGCATCACCACCAGTGGCAATAACTCTGTAGTAACCAGTTTGAACTGTCTGGTATTCAGTTGCACCTGCTGCAATAGCATTAGTACTTAGTACATTTAGAACTGACATGTCGTGTCGTGTTATTTCGTGTCCTTTTTATTTATCTCTTTTTGCTTCTTTAACATCTTTTGTAAATCTGCAGTGCTACCAACGAACATGGTGTTGTTTACTGTAGATGGTGCATTCTTTTTATCTTCTGCATCAAGTTCTTTCATCTTCTTCTGAAGATCAATTAATTTATCTGCAGTGTCTGCTACGTTCTTAATCAACTGACCTGCAACCTCATAAGCACGAGGATGATCTGATGCTCGTGCAACATCAAGAATCCCGTCAACTGCTTCCTGTCCTTTCATTACAAGATTATGTAATTGAGCACGAGAAACTTCATAGTCTTGTTTGACATCTTCAGTATCAGATTTTTTTAAAGCAGGTTTTACTTTTTCAACATGCTTCTGTAATTCTGAGGGTTCAGAACCAAAAGCATCATTCAAACCATCGAAAGGATTAGTCATTGTTCTTGTAACCTCTCTACAACTGTTTTTGCTTGCATGGGTGCAATATCATTTAGACCATTAGCATCAAACCAAGGTGCTTCTTCCCAATCAAATCCCTCACCGAATGTATTATCAGGAGACATGACATACCAATGACACTTAGCATCAGGTATATCTACAGCACACACTGCCCAATCATCTGCCCACTGTGGCACTTGCACATACATTACTGGTAAATGATTTGCACTGGCAATGCTTGGCAATCCTATTAAGATTCCCCATATCAAAGTTAATACAATAAAAATTCTTATCATGTTATTGTCTCGTCAGCACCACTTGAAGGATTACGTTTCTTATTATCTGTAAAGTCTTGATCTACAATACCAAATCCAAAGTCATCATCTGCATCAGCAGTGATTGGATCTGGTTGAATGGTGTAACGAACTTCTCTTGGTGCAGATGAAGTATTGATATCTGTATACATGTCTGTGATTGCCTTCTTGATAACCTTGGACTCTGTAACAGGACCGTATAAGTATGTCTTCATTGTAAACTGAAGAGTATAAGTAATCGCTCTTCTTATTGCAAACTCACCTTCATATATGTCTTCGTACTCTACATTAGTTAAGACAATAGGAACATCCCTAGTTTCATTCATACTAGGAACTAATTTAATTGATAGATTATAATGAGGTTGGAAATATGGTAATATTTGTTCTACAATCTGTAATGCATCTTCCTGATTCTTTGATATAATACCCATTTCAAATGACAGATTGTAAGGAACAGGCATAAACATGTTCTTACTTTTATCTGCAGTAGAGGCAATCTTTACCTTTTGTGTTGGTGATACCTTTCTACTTGAATCATATTCAAGACCATTAATCTCAAAAGAGATTCTTGGTAAAGTAATTTGAACTCTCTTATTAGTTGGATCGGGAACTTGATCTAAACGTGCTAAAAATTTTGCTTTAGGACCATATGCCAAAGGCACTTTCATTACCTCGTCATTACGACGTAACTCGATGTTGTTGAATAAAGTTCCAAATGCAACAACAGATCTTCTAAAAATTTCGTGATATGTATAAGTGCCTAACATAATTAAACAGTAGTGTCAGTAGATGAACCAAATGATCCGAATGGATTAGTTTCTGAGAAGTCTATGATGTCATTATCTAGTGTTTCAAAATCATAGTTCTGATCGATAGAATCAGCAGTGTTCACATTATTTAGTGTATTATAAGATGCGGATGTCCATGCAGCACCTGATGTCTGTCCTGTAACAGTCTCAGGCACAGTAAAGATACCGCTTCTATTAAACACTTGTAGTTGTCGTGTACCAGAATCCCATGCCTTAACTTCAGCAGTTACATTAGATGTGCCTCCAGCAACAATCTCACCAACTGTGAAATCACCAGACCCTCCAGTAGCAAAGTTAACTGTAATAGCATTAGCAAAGGAAGTTTCGATTGCATCAATCTCTGCGATTCCTGTGTCGAGATCCTCGTCACTGTATTCAAAGAGTTCGCATTGACATTCCCAAACATAACCTTTTCCTAATTGATAAAATGGTTTTTCTGCTTCTACAAATTTAATTTCAAACAAATGCTTAGTTACAGGAAACCAGATTAAGTCCCCTTCGTTCGGTCTCCCTTCGACGTTAAGGACTGTAGAGTCGTCAACATGCTCTTTAAATTTCTCACGGGAGAATATAAAAGTTGTCTTGTCTTCGATACGGACTCCAAATTTGCTAAGTAACTCACCTTGTCCTTCCCATCCTTCAACATTATTGACATATGCTCTAATTGCTTTCGCACTGTCAAATTGTGAATCCGAGTCTTCTCCAAGGACTGTATCGCGGTTGACAATCGTTCTCGGAACATAGAAAATGTCTTGCCCATAAATTTCAATAGTTTCTACAATAAGGTTTTCAATAAATTTCTGCTCTTGGGCAGAACCATTAATTTTTAGTCTCGCACTATTACTATAGTCACTTTGGACGTAATCCTGTGCTGGTGTATTAGAGATTGCCATTAGTGATTACCCCACTAGGTCTAAAGGTGGTAGTTCATAAGTACTGCGAATTGTCTCTTCAAGATCTTTTTTAAATTGACTTGCGTCATCTAAAATTTGACGACCATTAAGAGTCACACCACCTAACATTTGTATACCATCATACTTACTTAGGTTTCTTCCCCACTGTTGTTGGAATAATGCTTCAACATAATCCTTCAACCAGTTATCATTATACATTGCTGTATATGTATCTGGGTCTTGTCTGAAAGACATTTCAACTAACAAGAAATCACCAGCTGTTAAATCTCCCCAATCCATATCAAGATATAATCTACCTTGGTGCTGATTAAATCTGACTCTACGATTCATTTGAGAGTTGGTAACCCAATCCAATGTCTCAAGATACTGTGAAGTCATAAAGTAATGTAGAATGTGTCCATGCGTCATAGCATAGATATCATTCAAAAATATTTGATACTTAATGTTGAATATATTGCCTGGTACGATACTAGATGCACCAATCATTGAATACACATGGTTAACACCTAATGTGCCTGGTGGTAATGAAACGTAGTTATCCATTTCATACCATGCAGTAGAACCCTCTTGAGAAAATTGTTGTGCAGCAGTTTTAATTGCTTCAGTAACCTCAATTCTCATAAAGGTTTTGTAACTACCATTGTAGTGATACTCTTGATAGAAGTCGATTGCTTCTTCGATTAAATCATCTAGTTGCTCATCAGCGACGTTGATATCGATCGTAGGATATCCTAATCTACGAAGAGCATAGTTCTTTAATTCTGTTTTGCTTGCGGGTTTAGTAGCAGACATGGTATTAAGCGAATGAGGATATTGTCAAAGTAGTAACATCATTAGCACTAACGACTTCTCCAGATTTGAAGAAACCGTCAACATTATCAACAGTAATGGCATTTGTGCCGAGAGCAGTGATAACACCTGTAGTGCCAGAAGTAGCACCAGTGACTGTTGCTCCAACTTCCATCGTTGTGATGTCAGTAAGAGTTAGAGTCGCATTAGTTGCAACAGTTGCGATGTCCACAGTTGCACCATTACCATGAATTGCTGTGACATCGAAGGTGAGAGGTGCACCGCCACCACCACCAAGTTGTGCATCTAAAACAGTAACTGTTTCGTCAGCAATGAATCCAGATCCATCATCAGTAACACTGATAGTAGCAGCACCAGTTCCGTCAATAACGACAGTGAATGTTGCGTTAGCACCAGATGCCTGAGTTGCGTAATCTGTTGTTCCTAAGGTGTAGGTGCCAGCAGTTCTCGCTGCATCAGCAGCACTGATATTACCAATAGTCTTAATACCAGATGCATTAGCGTTAGCAATGGTGACTGTGTTGCCAACAGCGTATCCAGTACCAGCATTGTTGATTGTAACGTTGGTAATCGCTCCACCAGCAGACGCTGTGATGTCAACAGTTAGACTAGATCCATCTCCACCAGTAGCAGAAACTCCAGTTGCAGTGCTATATCCAGTTCCTCCAACAAGAGATGCTAAGTTAAGTCCTAATACTTTACCTGCATTCGCGTTAGTAATTGTAACTGTATCTGTAATTAGATAGTCTGAACCACCTGCATTTACCGCAGCAGCAGTGATATTTCCATCACCATCAACCGTAGTATCAACAGTCAATCCAGATCCAGTTCCACCAGATGTGGCAACAGCAGTTGCTCCTGTGAATCCACCACCACCTCCAACACTAACACCAGTGGTAACAACAGCACCAGGTGTTGGGTCGCCAGATAAGTTTAGAGTTAGAGTAGTAGAGGTTGCAAGATTATTTAACATTGCACTAAGTTGTGCAAACGCATTGTCAAGTTTTGCTTGAACTCTTGCTTCTGTATAGTATTGATTAGTTCCTTCAGAAAGATCAGAAGTAGACTTACTGGATAAATCTAAGTTTGCACCAGTAGCAGCAGCAACCTTTAAGTCTGCCCTAGCATCAGCACGATCATTGGTGTAGTAGAGATTAGTATTCTCTGTAATATTAGAAGTATTGAACTCAGCAAAATCAAGTGCAACAGTTAATGTATTTGCAGCATCATCATAAGTCTTGCTTACACCAGTACCAGCAACTATTAGAGCATTAACTCTATCATCAACACGTTCGTTAGTAATGAATAGGTTTGTAGAACCTTCAGTAATATTATCAGTGTTGATATCTGCTTGAGTAACAGAGAGTTCACCACCACCAGACAGCTCAATACCTGTTCCGTAGGTAAAGTGTGTCCTTGTTCGAGCAGCAGTGGTGAACAGATTAGTTGATCCTTCAGTTACATTGTCGGTGTCGATATCAGATTGAGTAACAGATAAAGTTCCAGAACTATGTGTGATACCAGTTCCATATGTGAAATGAGTTCTAGTTCTAGCAGCAGTTGTGAATAGATTTGTTGATCCCTCTGTTACATTGTCAGTATCGATATCTGCCTGAGTTACAGTCAGTGTATATGTGTTTGCAGCATCGTTATATGCTTTAGTGATACCAGTTCCTGCAGTAATAAGAGCATTGACTCTATCGTCAACTCTTTCATCAGTGTAATAAAGGTTAGTTCCTTCAGTAAGATCCCCAGTATCGTGATTAGAAATATCAGATACCTGACCAGTGACATTACCTGTGACGTTACCAGTTAACGTAGCAGTAATTGTACCAGCAGCGAAGTTACCAGATGCGTCTCTTAGGACGAGGTTGTTAGCAGAGTTAGAACTCGCACTAGCAACGTTAATTGTAGTATTACCAGAAACACCATCAGCATTAGTAAGAGTAATTCCTGACGATGCGGTAACCGAGAAAGTTCTTTGGGCATAGGTATTAGCAGCAGTTCGGACTACATAACCAGTTCCACTCATCGCTGCTAAAGCAGTGATATCATCATCAACATAGGTTGTTGTGAGTGTTTCATTCTCACTTCCATCTATGACTACTGAACCAGATACAACACCAGTGATAGTAAGTGTTCTAGCAGTTTTCCATGCATCAGCAGTAGATGCGTTTCCTAAGAAACCTGCACCAGATCCTGCAGCACTAGCAGCAGTGATTTGATTAGCAGCAAAGTCTCCAGATGCATCACGATTTACAACTGTAGATGCTGTATTAGCAGTCGCAGTTGTCATACCATCTAGTAAATCTACGTTTAGATTTGCAACCTTAGTAGTAGAAGAAATAGACAGAGGAGCAGTTCCTGTAGCAAGATTAGAAATAATCTGACCATCTACAGTCGCAGTTCCATCAACATTTAAGTTATTGTCAATATCAACAGATGTACCTGCACCAGTTACATGAACTGATCCTACCCTTAAAGCACCATCAGTACCTGAAATTACCTCTGAACTATTAGTTGCACTTGTTAGGAATGCGAATTCCTGTGATGATCTGTCAAAACCAAAGAAACCAATTTTAGCAGACCCGTCGTAATAACGAAATTCCACACCGCGATCTTTACCATCGTTAGACGCGGGTGCTGTGTCACCACCAACAGTAATGATAGGGTCATCGATTGTTGTAACTGTAGAGTTAACTGTAGTTGTCGTTCCATTGACTGTAAGATTTCCTGTGATTGTAAGATCAGATGAAGCAGTTAAATCACCTGCAACATCTAATGTTCCTTGAATATCAGTGTTACCATTATCAGTATCAACTGTAAATTTATTTGCTGCAGAACCATTCTGCACCTTAAACATTTTATTATCTGCAGTGATAGTGACATTATCATGAGTCACTAAAGCACCAGAAATATCAGCACTATTGTTAAGATCAAGAGCACCAGTAAGTTCAGTACCACCATAAACTCTCAAACCTTCACCAATAGCAAGGTTCTTACCAATAGCAGCACCACCAGTTAGTTGGAATGCACCATCAGCAGCATAAGATCCAGTCAGAGTTTGCTGAGTGTTTCTTGTTAAAGTTACAACGTTTGAAACACCAAGAGTATTATTGATTTGAGTTGCATCACCAACTGTTAAAGTTCCGATAATATTTGTATTACCATTATCAGTATCAATACTAAACTTAGTTACACCAGAACCATTGTTTATATTAACTACTTCATTATCACTTTGAACAATTAGAGTATCATTAATAGTTGTTTGACCTGCAACAACTAGAGTTCCATCAGTTGCAATGTTACCTGTAGAAGATGCAACAGTCATCTTATCAGTTGAACCTGATCTGACTGCAAAGTTTGCATCAACATCTACAGTTCCGTTAAACTCGGAAGCACCTGTAACAGTTAGTTGTGCACCTAGAGTTGTATTATCATCTACATTAAGAGTGCTATTTAATTCTGTGTGACCATCAGCAGTTAGAGTTCCTTCAATATTAGTATTACCAGTTACGTTATCGACAAAGAACTTGTCTGTTGTGCCATTTCTAACTGCGAAGTCTGCATCAACATCAACAGTGCCATTGAACTCAGAAGCACCAGCAACATCGAGTGTTCCTTGAATATCAGTGTTACCAGATGCACCAAGAACAGAGAACTTAACGGTATCGCTACTGACTTTTTTACCTACGAAGAATCCTTCGCCAGCATTAGTAGCACCAACATGTAAGTTCTGGTTAACACCAGCACCACCAAAGACTCTCAAGTTAGAAGTGTTAGAGTTTGAGAATGATGGGTTATATGCAGCAATAGAACCAGTTCTTAGTTTATATCGAATAGATAGGTAGTTTCTTAGACCATAGTTTTCAGTTGCGTCTTCTTGTTGGTTAAAGTCACCATTTAAGAATACGTTACCATTGAATAATACGTCTTTATCAAAGTATCCACCACCATCTACTCTTAATGCACCATAATCAGCATTCTGAATTGTATGTGGAGCACCAGATACAATATCAGGTTCATCTGTAGATTCAAGATGAACTAAACCAGAAATATTTGCATTGTTATTGAGATCAAGAGCACCTGTAAGAGTTGTGCCTTGAGTTACTGCAAGAGTACCTGCAACAGAAGTATTACCAGAGGCAGCGACAACGTTGAACTTGTTAGTATTAACATTAAAGTTGCCAGTTACATCTAAGATGCCAGCAAGAGATCCATTACCAGTTGTAGATTGGAATTCAATCTTAGTAGTTCCAGATCCATTGTTTAATTGTAATGTCTTGGAAGCACCTTGAATAGTAAGGTTGTCATTGAAACGACCTGTTCCATGAGTAACAAGGTTTGTATCAATATCTACTGAACCACCAATATTAACGTCACCACCGACACCCGCACCACCTGCGATCACTAGATCTCCAGTAGTATTATTTGTAGATGCTGTATTAGTTGTAAGTTTTAAATTACCTGCTGTAATTCCAGAAGCTGTTCCAGAGAATACTTCTGAGGAATTTGTGGCATTGTGTAAGAATGTGAATCCTCCGACATGTCCTCCAAGGTCTGTGTAAGAATCATCGTAACCAAAGAATCCAAGTCTTGCTTGATCGTCATAATATCTGAATTCAACTCCTCTGTCTTTGTTGTCATCTGAACCTGGAGCAGTATCACCACCAAGAGTAATAATAGGATCATCCAACGTAGTGATTGTTGAATTAATTGTTGTAGTCGTTCCATCTACTTGTAAGTCCCCCATTATTTGAACTTTACCACTTACTGCTCTATCATCACCAGGATCTAGAATCATGGTAGCAGCAGAGGAAGCAACGTAGTCTCCTTGGAAGTATATGTCTTCTACTTGTACTTTACCAGCAGCGTCTGATGCAGTGATAGCAACTGTATTTTCTGCTGTTACTACAATACCGCTATTACCAGAACCAGAGTTAGTTGCTAAGATACTTAATGTTCTAGCAGATGTTGAGCTCTGTGTAGTTTGGAATGTTAGATTACCATCACCAGTTTTATCAAGAGTCTGTGCAACTGCACCATCAAGTACGATATCTGGATCACTAATTAATGTCTTTACATTAATATCAACTTCACCATTACCACTATCACCTGTATTGTTAGCAGCAAATAATAAACCACCTGATGTATTCTTTACATTTAGATAGTTTACCCCAGTAAGTCCTCTGTATCCAGTTGTTGCGGTTAATTCTTGATCTAATTCAAAATGCTCAACAGCATTACCATCAGCAAAAGAAATTCTATTATTTTGTAATTGAGTATTATCAACACCTGCTGCAGCAATAGTAACGTGACCAGAACTTACGTCAAAGTCTTCTTGGGCAAAGGAAGCAAGACCTTTTTGTTCAGTCCCTTCGGCAGCGAGATATCTCCACCCACCGTTATCCCCAGAACTATGAGTAGGTGCACCTGCGCCTGCAGAAACATCTTGATATGCCTGATATACCTTAGAGGCATTTGTGATGATATCATATCTACTATAAGAGGTGCCTGCATTATAAGCTAGTGCAGTAGTTCCTTCGACTGCAGTAGCAATAGGCACAGTTGTAGCACTTGTTATACGACCGTAGTCGTCAACTGAGAATTTTGTAGCATTAACTGTCTGTGAACCTGTTTCAGATGTCAGGGATTCCGTATTATAGTCACCACTTGTTACTGTTGTAGTGATTAAATCAACTGTTGGGTTTCCAGATACACCATTACCATTAGTAAGAGAAATCCTACCAGCAGTACCTGTGATAGTTCTGGTTGACATTGCACCACCACTGGTTCTAGCAATCATTCCAGTAGTAGTAAGACCTGCTATTGCAACAAGATCTAAATCATATGGTTGTGCAGATTGTCCTTCTACAGTTCCATTAAGGTTATAATCTGCAAGTGTTGAAGGGAAAGAAGCATTTTTAATTCTACCTTTTGCATCAACTACGACCTTAGTATAAGTTCCTTCTGCAGCAGCAGTTCCATCATAGTGAGGTAGTGTAGATACAAGACTTAGAGACGAGACTAAGTTTAAGTTAGTAGAACCATCAAATACACCAGAAGCAGTTACATCACTAGAGAGTTGGATTTGTCGAGAGGAAGCAAGACGAGCGGCTGTTGAAGCATTACCGATAAGTGTTGCTGTGACAGTACCTGCAGAGAAGTTACCGTCAGCGTCTCTTTGTACAAGTGTATTTGCAGTATTAGTTACGGATTCAACTGGTCTTTCATATCGCAGCGTGTTCCATGCGGTAACTCCGTCACCGATTTTAAATCTACCCGTATCAAGTTCGATACCTAACTCACCTTGAGCTAGAGTAGGGTTTGAGTTTGCCCACTCTTGGGCTCCACCTCGTCTTAATTGAATTCTATTTGCCATTTTTTACGACAACTCTATAAAGGTAATGCTTCCAAGTTATTTATGCTAGTAAAAAGGGGGTAATTGAAACCCCCTCAATATTATTATGCTGTTACTTCATCAACCTCTTCTGGAGGAGATGCAGTTTCTTCTGCAGGAGGGTTAATGTAATATTCAAGTGTTTCGATAGCACCTTGTAATTTCAAGGCTGTGACTTCGTTTTCTTTGATTTTTGCAGCCAACTGATTAGTTTCTGCAGTAAGTTTTGCAAACCTTTCTCGAAACTCTTTCAGCATGGACTCTTGCGAGACTTTTTCCATAATTAATTTTTTTGGACTAACGTTAGTAAGAGTGATTTTATTTCACTCATATCAGATTTTAACTCAGAAACCTCAGTTTGTAAAGTCTCCATTTGCTTTTCCTTTTCTTGATCAGCACGATAACCCTTCATATACTTTTCGTATGTAGAAGAGTCTGCACATGAGATAGCACCGTTAGCATCACGATACCATCCCGAATGATCTTTTACAGGTGTTTTCATTATACAGCAAGAGCGATTGCTCTAAAGTCTTGAATGATTGGAGAATACGCTTGGTTCGGTGAAACAAACACAATCTTGATCTGATATTGAGAGAAGGATAGACCTGATACTTCGTATTCATAATCTTGATATGCTTCCGTTTCAGTTGTACCAGGTATTTTGGCACCTTCTGTTGGGAAGAATTCAAATCCTTGTGTCTCAATAGGATCTGTAGATCCTGAGGGTAGTATTCTATATAGGGGTTTAATCACAGTGTTAGGTGGGCGATAACCCGCAAAGATTAGTTTGATAGCAGAAGAAGGGTTAGTTAGATCTGCAACCTTACTAATATAGATTGCTGAGTGTTCATCACCAAAAGGTCTCTTAGCAACGTTAGGATCGCTAGGATTATTAATTCTACTACTTACCATAGTAATAGACATTCTGTCAGTATCCATAACAGGTGAAACTGTTGTAGATAAACTAGACATTGTTAGATCCATTCTGAATGATTTGTCACCACTTAATTCTGCAGATTCATTAATTGCAGAACAAATTAATTGAGGAGAATTAAAGTAATTATCCTCTGATAAGTTAACATCACTAAATTCACCAGTATTACTGAATGAACTTTGTGCTAATGTTTGTCCATCATTAATGGATGTTCCAGTAATTGTCTGAACTCTCGCAGTCATATCCGTCTTAGGAAGTAACATTTTCTGGATTTGAGGAACGAGAATCTCGTACTGAATATTCTGAGTTGCAACAATATTATCTCCACCAGACTTGATACCAAGTCTTGCAATAGATGATGTTGCAAGATCGTATGTATCTAATGTAGGATTTTGTATCGCTGCATGTGTCTTGTTGATTTCTGTTAGAGGAATACCATCAATGTTATAGCATTTAACTACAGTTTCATCAGCGTGTGCTACACCAGTAGTTCCATCAACACCTCTTTCATTAACAGTAATAGTTTTACCATTTGAAGAGATTGCTGAGTAAGACATAACTTCATTACCAATCTTCATATAACCAACATTGGAAGCACTGATTGCTGCTCCATTAATAATTTTATGGAAGGCACTAGCATCGTTAACATTAATGCTAGTATCAGTAGCAGAGATAGAAGATGTTAGATAAGTATCAGATACTTCAGAAATTACACCAGTAATAACAACGTTATTATCTAAGTCATGCATACAATGACTAGAATGTGAAACACGAACTTTTCTTTGTGTTGTTGTATAGGTAGGAGATGTGCTAACAAAAGCATCGCTAACTGCACCACCTTCAACAACGTCACCTGCATATGTTACAGAACTTACTGTTGCAGTTGTGGTGGATTCTCCACCAGTAATGGTCTCAGTTGAAGCAGTAAAATCAGTTGAAACATATCTTAACGTTAGTGTATTAGTACCAGCAGTCCATGTCACAACTTCTGCAGTAGGAGTTGTGGAGGAGTTACCTGAGATTGTTTCACCAACTGTGAAGTCTCCAGATGCACCTGATACAACCATAGTTGCAGTTGCTTTAGATGAAACAATACGATTAGTAATAACACCACCAGTGTTACTACCTGCAGACCATGTTCCAGAGATATCATTGATAGTTAACAATACGCCAGTGCTACTTGTTGCAACGCCAACGATTGTTCCTTCTGCAAGAGTTGTCTTTTGATATATTCTTGCACCAATAGTAAATGGTAATGTTGTTGAGTTAGTTACTAATTGTAACTCTGGTTGGAATGTTCTAATTGCATCATTCTGAAGTGTAATCTTACCATTGTTACCTCTATCAAGAGGAGCATTATTAAGAGTGATTCTTGTAGCACCACTATTATCAAATACTGCTCTGTTAACAATGAACTTCAAATCTTCATACTGATCTGCAGTCCAAGTAGTAGCGTTTTGTGATTTGAATAAAACACCTGCATATGGTTGTTCAGATATGGTTCTGTCACCAGAAATATCTAATTCACCCATTCTAGAAATCCAAACTTGATATTCATTAGAGTCTGAGAATAGAACAAAACAATGTTCAACAGATTGTGGAATATAAACAGGTGCTCTAAATGTAAACTTAGTTGCAACAGCACCAGTCTCAGAAATTTGAACCTGAGCAGGATTTAAAGTTGTATCAGAGAAAGGAAGAATAGTAGTTGTAGGATAACCATTTTCCATTGTTCTGATCTGCATTGAGATAGGAATATTACTATCCTTAGCATTGAAGTAAACTTCAACTGAAGTTAGGAATGTTCCACCTGTTTCATCAACCAAGAATGATTGTGCAAGTGGATCCCACCAACCAACCTGACGTGTCTCAGTTCTAGTAGAACTAATTGTTCTATCCTGTGTAACAGTATCTCTAACAAGATCAGCATTTCTAACTGCAAGAACGTTTTCTTGAACTGTGTTCAATGTTCCTTCTGCCTTGTATTCAACTTCTGCAGAAGATGCAACTGTACCTCCAACACGAGAATCATTTTCGTTTGTGGTAAATCTTAGAGTTCTTGTTCCTGTTGCCCAACGTGGATTTGTATCTACAGCAGGTGGTGGAATGAATAGTGAACCTTTCCATTGTCCTAACCTATCAGTCATCAATCTACGATCTTTAACAACAGCAGTTGCACCAGAGGAAGCGACTAATAACTCACCAACTTGAATATTACCAAAGAACTGTCCGACTGCTTGTGCTGCAAGTGAATCAGTATCAATGTTGATAAAGTTAGTTGTTGAAGAATATGATGTAGGCATAGCCGTATCAGTATACGGATCAAACTCATAGAAATCATTTGGTGCTGCAATTCTAAGTGTTGCACCAGAAGTTTGACCAACTACAGTTTCACCGATAACAAATGGTGTAGAGTTAGTTCTACTATCTGTAGATGGATCTTTAATAACTTCTAAAATCTTAGGAATCATATAATCACCGACTTTAGTTCCATCGAAGAATCCATAGAATGTAGTTCTAGGTTTCATTCTTGCAACAGTAACATCGATATTTCTAGAACGAATCCAAGGAATAGAAGTTGAAGATACTGTGCTGTCTCCTAATGATCTACGATCAATTCTAGGAACAACTCTAGTTCTAATACCTCTTCTTGTCTGATTTTCGGTTGTCGTAATGGTTCTAGTTCCCATAACACGACGACCTCTACCTGCAACAAAGTTGGCAAAGGTATGTTCTCTTCTTCTACTCCAACCACTTGTAGTGGTTCCAGTCCATGTAGTTCTCCAAGACTCCCATTGAAGAGGAGCAAATCCATTTTGATCAACATTCATTGAGTCCCGTGTTGCTTGGAAGTCACCTTCAATATTAGTAACTCTAACGGGAAGACGATTAGTATCCACCCAATCATCACTTGCAGGTACTAGATCAATACGACCGATATATGCAAAAACGTTAAATGGGTTAACGTTCTCAACACGAGAGGCATATGGTTGTTCAATTAATTTTCCTTCTGTATATGGAAGTGTAATTAAAGGACCTGTTTTTTGATAATTTGTAGATAAAGATTCATTAATTACAAGAGCAACGTTAGTTGTAAAATGTGCTGGATGAGCAGATCCATCAACATAATCTAATGAAGCACTAAAATCAGGATTTTTTGTATCTGATTTAGAATGATCTGTAAAGTCATCAACTATAAATCCATTCTTTAAACGACTCTTTCCAGATGCATCAAGAACTTCAGTGTTAAATGTATCTGTCTCAAGCATATTGAGAGATGTATAATATTCAACCTGATTAAGTCTAGTTTCGATCTTACCGATATCTCTCATAGTATATCGTCTATTCTCAGATCTCTGAATAATTACGTCATCAACAGGATCAAAACCATATGGTGCATGTGATAGTGTTGCTAACAACATACCATCTTGTAAATCATCTGGAGCAGAAGGTCTTTCTTCAGATTTACCTTTAATAATTTGGAACTCACCATTAGGAAGTACGAATACTTTATCAATTCTAGGAAGATACCAATTAAAATCACAACGGAAATCACTATTGACTTTAGGAATATCAAATAGAGTTGCAGCAGGTGTACTAGAAGTTGGGAATACTCTTGACTTAAAGTCGAATGTAGAACAGTTTACAAATGCAGGTGATGCAACAGAACCAGTTCCACTGAATAGATTTTTTACACCTGGTCTAAAGTCTAAGAAGTCTGGTAAGAACTGTCCTTCAAATAGAGGAACGTCTTCATAGTTAGTATCAAGATATGATTGTCCACCAAAGTAATCACCAGTAGCAGCATGTGCGTAGTAATCTAAAACGATTTTTAATTTTCTAATAGGAACAGCGACACCTTTCTTTCTTACTAATTTTGAAATACCATATAAGAAATTAGTTTGTCCACTTTGTAAATCATATCTGTCTGTGATTACTTTTGAACCTACGATAATAGAACCTGCAGAGTCATTAATAATTCCAGTGATAGCAGTAGGAGTTGAATCAAATCCATCTACTGTTTCACCAACAATAAACTGTCCACTTAAATATACAATCGTTAATTTTAATGTGCTTGAGTTAAAGTTAACAACTCTTGCTCTTGCTTTTGAAGTTCTACCTGTAACGATACTTCCAGTAGCAAAGAATGTTGGTTCAACTAATGTAATGGAAGGAAGAACAGGATCACTGTCATCAAGAGATTCATATACAGCATGAACTTTATAAGCATCAACAAGACCTAATGATATGTCTTGATCTTCGATTCTAGTTCCATAAAGATTAGAATATGCTAAATTATAATTTTGCTTATCAAGATTATTAATAGTTTTGTTTGTTTTAAGAACAAACATTTTCTGAGGAGATTTAGTTTTCTTAGTAGTAACGTTCTTAGAAATAGATGCGGTTACCTTAACAGAAGTAATGTTTGTAAGGTTATCCATCTGAAGAGTTGTTCTATCAGATGAAGTAAATGTTGTATATCCTAAAGCACCAGTATTAGTAGTATCAATAGGTATTTGGTCACCGACTGGATAAGTACCGTTGGTACTTGCGAGAACGGTGAAAGTATAGTTTGAATTAGATAACGCTTCAAATTGTTCATTTGCAGGTAAAGTAATAGCGATAGAACTAGAAGCAACTGTCTGTGAGTCAAAAGTTCTTCTAACGATCATAGATTCATCAGAGATACTCTTAACATAAGGTCTAGGCATCTCTTCTAGTAGAGAAGCAGTATTAGCATCAAATAGTTTAGATCTGTATCTAATCAAGACAGTATAGTCACCAGCACTAGGAGCAGCACCGCCTGCACCAGGTGTGACATTTACAGTCTGGTTTGCATAGTTAAAGATTGTTCCATTGTTAGAAGATCCTAAGTTAGTTGGATCAATAAAATCAACATCAACATATTTTGTAGCACTGAAATAAATTCTATCACCAGCTCTTAGATCAATAGAGAAGTTACTATTTGTTCCTGTAATATTTTCGGAACCACCTGATGCGTCATATGTAAAAGTAGCACCTTGAAGTTGTAATTGATCTTCAAGAACAATATCTGCTGTAAATTCTACAGCACTTGTGCTTTCATCTTTTGAAAGTACTTGACGAGTATCTGAATACTGGTAAGCATAACTTTTAGAAATTGTATCTTTATCAAGTCCATCAACAGTAACCATCTCACCATCTTGGAAATTACCTTCTACTGAATATAAAGTTACATCAGGATCTGCATTAACAGCATCTACAACATATCCTCTAGCACCAGATGTTTTACCAACTACAAGAGAACCTGCAGTAATACTTTGTGAAGATGCAAGTTGTAATTGAGTGAACATTTGCACATCAAAAACATGCAAACGATATCTATCATCAGCATTACCAAATGTAGTGTCTGGATCTTGAATATGCTCAATAGAAGATACGCGAGCATAACCAATTAAATTACCTACAGAATCACCAGGTGTAGCAGTAAATCTATCACGCAGTTCTAAAGTTTGATATGCATTAGTAATGGTAGAGCCAGAACAATTTAAGAAACCATATACATTTTCGATTCTTGAAAAGTTTCCAAGTTCAAAAGGAATAATAACGTTCTGAGCACTATTAGTTGCTCTTGGTTTATCTAAGTCAACATATGTTGGAGATAATGTTTTAACTCTATAACCTCTAACATATGCTGTGCCAGGACCAAACTCTACAGCATACTTTTCAGATGTCGCAGTGTTTCCTTGTGCTGTGATATCACCTGACTCATAAACACCATTATTGAACCCATCATTTAAGTTTTCTCTATTTGTAATCTGGAAATCATTTACAACATAGTTACCAGACTCTTCAAATGTTCTTAATGCTAGTGATTTTTCTAATTCATCATATGCACTACGATCAACTAATTTCTCAATCTTACTACCATTAATACGAAGTAATTCAATAAAGTCTTTATCTGCTTCGTCAGTAAGAAGTTTCTTAATTAAATTAGTTGTTATTCTGAATCTATGAGAACCAGGAGCAGCATAATTAGATGTGCCTGCAGCGTTATCATTGAGTGATAAGTCATCTTCTGGGGTGACGATTGATTCGAGGATTTCAAG